CCGATGTTAATCGGATACCGCGCCGGCAACCAGCCGGCGCAGCTTCACCGCCAACACTTCACTAGCACGCTAGTGTCGCGCTTGGTGTATTCACTCACTGAGGATGGCGGTTCCACATTCCGTGGAATACCGTCCGCCAAAATACCAGCATCGCCCGGATTTGCGGTGTGGGCATGTTCTGAGAAGAATCTCATAAGCATGTCCCATCCGTTTGTCGGGTGACAGACTGGCACAGCCTTAACTTGTAGCGTCTGATACTCGCGTCTCTGCAGACGCTTATTAGTGCGCACAGGTATCGGCTTTGACTGTTCAGGTGCTATTCGTAAACGGATTGGATACCTTTCAGGTTCATCCATCTCGTCGTGGGCCACGGGCCAGTAAAGGCGCCGTAGCTTCCCTACGATGTAATCGTAAGTACGATAGTACTGCTTATCCCATAATGCGTTGGCATATTCTACCCACGCGGGATAGGCATGAGGGCAGGGAGTCTGACTCCAGACCGTCTTTAACTTGACGGGTGTGACGTCAACGCCCATGTAGGCATCAACACCACAGGATTCTCGGAAGAATCCTCTAGTACACGACTTATCAGTATTGACCTTCAGGCCAAATGCTGTAAGTACATTGATCGCGGTCTCGGCGTAAGCCGTTGGCACGATAATGTCATCTCCATACACAAGGATACCCTCTTGGGTCTCCTTATCAGGTGCTGCAGCTGTTAGTAGAGCCCAAATCGTAGTCGCCATCACAGGAAAGCATAATGCTGATCCCATTGGGGCGAACTTACGTAAGGACAACCTACTACCATCGGGTAGCACAGTTCCCAGACTACGGCAACATGCCATACGTTCGAAAACGTCGGCGGGCCATAGGCAACGTACTAACACTAACGAGACGCGATCACTAGCCTCCTTGAGGTCTAACGTCGCAAACCTACCAGTAGAGGAACCCAGGAGGGCTCCTGCCTGATTAGGTCTCTGATTAGTGAAGAACACATTGTGCTTCGTGAGCACATGGTTCTCAATACGGTCATACAACACTGCTCTAATACCCTGTTGGATCCATTGATTATCAACGGGTTCACATGATATTAGGCGTGGTCCTCTAGAGTATTTAGGCACAAGGATTACCTTAGCGTCAAAACTCTCCGACCCTAACTTCTTACAGAAGGAAGGGTACATATCACAGACTGCACTTAGCGATGGTAAGAAATACTCATCGAAAGGGTAGTATTCAGTGATACGACTCGATACATTAAGCCACTGATACTTCTCCCATAACCGTTCCTTGGTAGAAACGGATCCGGGACCGTGTCGTGGAATAATGTTCTGTAGGTCCAACCCTGCAAATAATCTGTGTAACAGTATTTTTGCACGGCGAGCGACTGATAGCGTACTCAATTCCTTAGAAAGGCAAAGAGTAGGCATGTCGAATGGACACCGCGTCATCCACGCCTCAACGGCGTCAATGTCACGGTCTGTACGCAACAACTCATCTTCCGCTCTCACGAACGAATCGATGACCTGTTGTTTTGTGGAACCATCGTAGGGCAATTCGTACTTATACCAACAGTACAGAATCTGCCGCAACGAACTAATACTGTTTATATCCGGGAGCTCTCGCACCCGGCCGTCACAGTGGAACACACGGTTGAACAAACCCCCACAGAAGTGGGGATATACGCACTCAGCTCTCTTTTGAAGGAGAGTATCTGAAGGCATTTCAAACATATGTCCGGCAAGGGCTCGATCGAGCGCCTTGCCCAGCTTTGGTAGGGTTCTTGTTAGGAAACCCATACCATGTGAGCGATACTGCACCCGCAGAATTTCTTCTGCTATAGCGCACTCGCGTTCACTATCATCTGCAACGTGGCCGTCGAAGACGTCACGAAGCAGTGAGGCGGTGAGGGAAACCTCACCTAGGCTTGCATCTGTCTTATTCATAACAGGTCCTAGCCGACACACTACCTCGCAACCCTAACACCCCGAGTACACCGATCAATGACATCATTCGATATCATCAAACGGGTCGACGGAGCAACCATGCGGAACCTTTTGCGGGAAAACACATCACCGCGACCAAATTTGGTCCGGCGTGTTATTTATCTCCCCACTTGGGACTACACAATTGCCCTCCTCGATCCAGCAATAGCCCACACTATGTCGCTGATGGATAGTACGATATATGGACCTTTCCTTTTAGAAGGACCGTCCAAGTACCGTATATACCCAATACGCACAGGTGAGAATACGGTCGCCACGAATGGCGTACCGACAGTTGCATCCCGCACTGTTAATGCAGCCGACGATCTTCATCCATTTGATATGGAAAAGGACCGCCCATGGCTGGCTAACAACGGTAATGTTTAACATTGCTGTGTTTTAGCCCAATGAGACTAGGTGAGCTCGCGCCCACCTAGCCTACTGGCTGGATATGTCTTCCTACGCAGATCCCTTTAAAGGGACCCATTTAGGAGACATTCTGACCCATACCCGGTCCCGTCAAACAGAATTGTCGTAGTGGCGCCTTTCGATGCCATAAACGAGTTCAAGTTTGCGAGACACGTGGTAGGCTCCGTGATTGATGTGATTGCCCCAATGGGGATCACACCGACCACGTAGAATAACGCTGTAACCGGGGTTACGTTGTCGACGGACGAGATGAACGTTTTCTTAACGAACACCTGCGACCGCCGCACGGCCCGGATACCCGTTCCACTTTCTTGGTGGCTTATGCCAAGTCGGTGCTGGTACGCAGGTGACTCACCAATTTTGAAAAAGGTGAGCTTGCGTCCAATGTCATTCCCGAGGCGCTGAAATTCAATTTCAGAGCCCGCGGAATCCTTTACTTCGTTGGTGTTTAACACTAGCGGTAGAGGCATATGTGTCTGGTTTCGATCAGAGACTGGTACTACCAGTCATACTTTTCGGCAGTTCCTCGAAGGAACTTATCGAGCGCTGACACTACTTTCCCGAGTCTCTTTCGAGACATACCGGGTCGAAGTAGACTCTTCAGCGACCGTTTGCTGCGACGACCTCGGCTGAGTGCCAAGGCCGTAGCCAGAGTTGATTCTTCCGAATCCAACTCACTCGTTGCAAACGAGATGTTGTCTGGCAACGTAGTCCACCTCCCGTAGGAGGATTCATACGCAGTTGGCAACACTATACTGTGATTAGTGCCCCTCGGAACGTTTGCCGCATAGTCAGGCGTATGTTCTATACGCGAAACCATATGACGACGCCGAAGGACACTCCACAAGTATCGATCCACACGCAGTGTAGGGTCCATGTTCCGTAACTTAAGTGTGTCTAGGAATCGGCCAACGCCGACTACCCAGTCCACCACACAAGACCACGGAATAGCCCGCCAGATAGTCGCGAAGTTAAGGTTAACTCCGAGGCCATCCAACAGACTAAGCATGCGAGCGTGCTCGCGCTGGAAACCAGAGTAGTAATAACTATACTCGATTTCAGCATGGAACTTCGTAAGATCAGAGAACACTTGCCTAGTCATTTTCGTCTCAAACCACACAGGTGTACCATACGGTATTGAACCGATTTCTGGTTGCCACGTGTGATAATTGACGAGTTCTTGACTAGGTTCGTACTCTTTGAATAGGCGATTATAATGTCTTCGCCTGACCTTACCCGCATTCCTCAAATTGCGATCGATGACCGCTTTGATGGAATCTAGTTGATGCGTCACCGCCTCAACATCACTGATGAAGGGAGCCACGTTGAACTTCCACTCAAGGAAGTCCCCCGCGAGTACCTTCGCGCTACCACGAACGCCATGGGACCGAAGGGCCTTACGCAATATTCCGAGTTGGAAATTGGCAAGGTACCCAATCGTCTTTTGTATGCGTTGTAGTGTGTGTGGGAGGCTTTGGAAGTCTTTAAGCTCTATGAGCGAATTGACTCCAGAAGTCTCCGCACGAATCCTAGGAAGCATGCTATTCAATGCAGCTTCCCTCAATTCTGCAACCGATTCCGGATAAGGTACGAAGGTACCATCGTCCGACGGCGGCAACACTGCGAAACTAGGGAGTCCGACCCGAGGGTCGAACACTCCTAATCCTGCGCCTCCAGCCGACCAACCCCAAAACGGATCCAAATGGGTACCGACATGGTAAAAGTTTACCTCATCGTGCCACGGATACGTAACGGAGCTGGGTGCAACACGCGAGTGCCCAACGGTGAAGGGACGTAAGGTTACACTGGGATCCAATCGATACACGTAGTGTTCGAAGGGATGCCAGGCCTTCCTATCCTTTTCATCGAGTAAGGGACTCGCCCATTCGTCAACCACGAGTTGTGGCTGAACTACATTATACACATCATACGACGGGTAAAATGGTTCGCGCCAGGATTGCATCCTGACAGCGTCCACTCCCCCTTTCGTTGATAGTGTTCTATGCCGAACGGCATCGCTCCGATCTTCTACTTTCCAGGGGATATCAGCTGTTTCAAGAGCTGGATAACCACCTTCTGTAGGGACCGGAGGAGTAAACGTATAACATTGTTGCGGCGAAGCACTGTCAACAACACCATGTAAGATGTTGAAGCAGACGATCTTCGGCCGTGTCTTTTTGTCATACCGATGGGATGAATGATGACTGGTCATGTGAACTTGGGTATACGATGAAAATCGTATTTTGGGAGCCCCCTGCAAAGGGGGC